CTCAAAGGCTACTCACATTCCAAGAGAGTCTCAATATGGAATGTGAGTAGCCTTTGAGCATAAGAATCTGCATCTCCCGCGCATCCGGCAATCGTGTCCCGCAATTCTTTAGGAACGGGAATAAATTCGTTTAATAGACTTCCCGTGTGTAATGCGGTTCTAGCCCGATCAATCATGGATGAGTCGGTATGGGTCAATGTGATTGTGTTATTGCACCAATTAGGCATTTGCGTTCTCCTTAAAAATTTCCTTAGCCTCTTGCAAGGTTAGGACGCTTGTTTCAAATGGTTGATAGTCAGGATTAAATTGGCAAAAATCGTTCATCTCTTTGAAAGTTTCAAAAACAATAATGTCAAATTCTCCATATTCCCAATCGCGATACGCACAATAAGCATTCTTCATTTAATACTCTCCTCATAAAAATTAACGGGTTTTGCATCATATTCATAAACATTGAACGAATAAATAGAATCCCATAAGCGGACTCTTCCCTCTTTCCATTCCTCAATCTCGGCTTTGGTTGCCGGATAACCATCTGCATTCTCCATCATGCAAATATCTACCCGTCCTGGTTCATCGCAAGCATTCAATTCAATGTGTTTTCGTTCTGCACCCACAAAGCCCGCGATTGTTTCCAATAACGAATCTAGGCTATGTGATCGAAATACTTCATGGGAAGAAAAGCATGACCCGCTATTGGGGATACATCCCTCTTCATAGATATCCTCTTCGGACATTTTGAAAAATCCGTCTGCTCTATACATGGCTTTTCTCCTCTACCAATTAGCCAATTTTTTGAATACCTTTTTATATTCCGCATAGGAAGCAAAAGGCCCCTTTAATACACAATGATTCAAAAATTTACGATCCATGAAAAAGCCTTGGGCTAATTCATCGTGAGACTTTCCCAAGTCCTTATAGTTTTCTCCCGCGTAATAGTCCGCAAGAACAAACTTTATTTTTCCCCATAGGTCGTGATCGTATCCATCAGGGCATAAATCTGTTCCGTTTACGCGTCCGTAGCCATCGTAGATACCCTCAATTTTTTTGCCATCAGGATATAGGGCAACAATCGTGTGTAGTTTTGGATAGCCTACACATTCAGCAACAACGGGCAAATAAGTTTTTGCACAAGTTTTAGAAAAAAATCCCATTTTTAATTCTCCTCTGTTAAATGATTGAACAATCGCGATAAGCCTTACTCACTTCATACTCAACTACTTCAATACCATCTGCATCACCAAACATAAACCAATCAGGTTCACACTTGTATTGTTTGCCATGCTTTTTAAGTCCATCCAATAGAATGGAATGCGCCTCTTCGCGTGTAGCTGCGAAGGCCTCAAAACAAAAATTACGCGAATCGTAATAAGCCTTATATATCTTCATTTGGTTCTCCTCTGTTAAGCATGACCCTCAATATCAAACCATGACCCTCAATAGCAATACATGGTTTTTATGATTCTCACCTATTGCGTTTAAAAAGTAAATAATACCCGACAAAAATACTTGGCCTTTCCCCAGGTAAGGGTAAACCCTAGGTTTCGTCTCGTTGAATGTCCACCCCATACGCGCGTAAAAACTGCAACGCTTGGGGGTCTCCCGCGAGCGCATCGCGTATTCTTTTTTCTAATTGCTGCGGTGAGGCGGTCGGGTTCGCCTCTTGGATTCTGTGGCGCGCGATGGCGCGGGGAACTGGGCGCGAGTTTATATAAAACTGGATCATAAAAGCCTCAATACTTCGGCAAGGGTGCGCGGTGCGGTTGAAATATCTTCAATACTGATAATTGCGCTTGGCGGGCATTTCTCCGACTTTAGGATAAATTCCCTCACGGATTCAACGGACGAATGACCGTAAACCGTTAAATTCAAAATCCCGCTATTGTGCGCGATCTGTGCATGGTGCATTCTGATTGAGTGCATGGCTTGTTCTCCTATTGTTCGGGGTGATTGTTTTTAAAGCAGGATTCCGCGAGCGTAATCAATGCGCCCGCCTCTTGGACTGTAAGCCCGCGATGTTCTGCGAATTTCTCAATAGTCAAATAGTTATTGACCCAATCTAGATATTCTGAAAACAGTTGTTCTCTCTGAATCATGGCTAAATTCTCCTCTGTGGTTTGACTTAGACCCCTTGCGGGGTTTCGGGCAATTAGCCCTCATCAGTAAGCCTCTATTCAATGCGTTTGACATATAAGACTCCGCAAGGGTCTGAGCAGTCCACAATATCGCCTATCTTTGACATTGAAAGCATATGTATATATTCGTCCGTCCATCCGTATTCGGGGGTTATTTCTGAGGAATCCAAAACCCTAGATTCTTGCTTAACATAACCCTCTCCCCATGTGCAGAAAAATTTCATTTTGTGATCTCCAAAATTGTTGATTTATCAAAACCTACGGGCAAATTGCTACCCGTTATCTCCCATTCACATTGCCAAAATGGGTAAGATTCACAATACCCGCTTTCTTTTTGCGGGTCTGCTTTGATCTGTTCTTGGATAATTTCGCGGACTGTATCCATGCTTTCGCGATCCCCAAGGGTGAGGGTCGCATGAATTTCCAAGTCATCCATAAAAATCGCGTAGGTTTGCATTTGGTTCTCCTTTAGCAAAAAGCGGGTCTAGTTTCAATCGTGCCATTTACTGCGCGCGCGAACTTCCGCGCCTCGTCTTCGGTATCAAATTTCCGATGGGTAAAAAACTCTCCGTTGTAATCAAAAGTCCAATAATGAACGATCCACATTTTTAGTTCTCCTTAAAAGTTTTGAAAGACGATTTCTTGGTCATTCTCTACAAGGGCATACCATCCACCATTGCGCCCAATATATTCGGTGATCGCCTCGGCTTTTTCCTCATCTGTGCTTTGCTCGTCAATGTCCGCATCTACCCCATAAGAGTCTAAAAACTCGTCTAGTGAGCATTGCGTAAAGTCGCAACAAATAGCGATAACATCCAATTCCATGTCGGGGTCGCATTCCTCTAAATATTCGTAAATCTCGCCTAATCCCTCATAAGAAAATTGATCTTTTCTGTCCATTCTGTGGAATGCGTCTCTAAAGTCGTATACATTGACTGTTTGTTTCATTTGGTTTCTCCTTTAATGCGGGTTTGAATAATTTCCCATGCGTGTTGATATAAGATATCCATGTATGGCTCGTCCATGCGTTCCTCTAAGCGATCCAATAAAGCAGAGTATTCTTGCTCGTTGGTGCATGAGTCTATGGCATTGTCTAAATGAGCATATGCTTTGTTTAGCGCGTCTATATGCGCGCTGATTGGTGCTAGTCCTTGTCGCATTTTTTAATCTCCAATAGTGAAATATCTGCTTAATTTGCGGATGGGTGAGTCGTTGTTGGTGTAGTGGTCTACAAATTCAATTTTTAAGCCCGTTTCCTCTGCTTTTTGCATGAATAGGGATAAGTCGCAATCCTCTTCTAAATATGCGGATTGAGCGTCCATATATGAATAGCGCGTGATCTTGTTGGCTATGCCTAATTCATTGACTAATGCGTGAGGAACTTTGAGCCATCCATGGGCGGGGTCTGAATAAAAATCAAGTTTCATTTGATGATCTCCTTAAAAGGCTAAACGGTTAAAAGTAAAATCCCAATCCTTAAACGATTGTTTTAGGTTGGTAAAGTCTTGCTCATCCCGCATAACTACATAAAAGCGGTTTGTGGGTGCTTGGTTTGAGAAGTATTCAATTGCAAAATAGTCATTACATCCGCTTGCTTGGCGATGATATTGGACTTCTTCCATCACTTCAAAAAATCTAGATTTAGCCATTTTGTCATTCTCCTATTGTGTTTGGTTTCTGCGATGTATTGCATTAAATACGATTTGACCATAAACAAATAAACAATGTCAAATGTTGAGTAAATCGTGGGGTTATTACACCCCAAGACCCTATAAGACCATCACTATGAAAGCAAACAAAAGCCACAAATAGAAAAGCAAAAAGCCCGCAAAACCTAAAAAGCAGACCAATTTATTCATGGCTAGACCTTGGGTATTTACGAGAGATCAGCAAGGCATAAGCAAACCGTAGTTTGTCATCGTCTCCCAGAGTAAGCCATTGGGGAGAATCGGCAAACAGATCATTACAGAGGTTTAGGACTTGCTCTAGTTGTTTCAGTTTTTGGGTGAATGTGTTCAAGGTTAAATCTCCTAGTGATGGATCGCGTTATTGCGTTCCTACACTAAAGACGAACCACAACGTCAAAAGTCAGGGGATAGACAATCTTCCAGGAATACTGTATAAATCCACAGTATCATTCCACTAGTATAAAAATTCCTAATTCATACCTACGATTTATGAGAGTGCAGAAACTAACCCGCAAGCAAGCCCGCGAACTCTTGGAGAAAGTCCCTGTTGATGTCCTATTGACGAATGAGAATAAGCGATTAACTAAGAAACAAAAGGATTACGCGTATCACTTAGCCGTAGGAGAGACTAAAGCAGAGGCATATAGGAAAGCATATAAGGGAGGGAAAGCCAATATGAATAAGAAAAGGGATGGGAACGCGGGCTATACCTTGTCAAAACACAAGGGAATAGCGCGGGAAGTGGAGGCGATTAAGGCGGGATTAGCGTTCCAAGAAGCATATTCTCTTGGGCAAATCAAGGCTTTAGTGGTGCAAAGACTCACCCAAGAGGCGCTAAACGATGAGAATCAGGGCGCGACCCGCGTTAATGCGCTGAAGACTTTGGGATCTGTCGCGGGTGTGGACGCGTTTGTCCATCGGACAGAGACGAGAGTCATTAAGGAAAGCGGGCAATTAAAGGAAGAACTCCTAGCAAAACTCAAGGAAGCAATGGCAGACAATGCGCGCACCATTGACGCGGACGCGGAGGCGCTATTAGCGGAGATTGAGGGCGCGACCCCCGCGGACATCGAGTCCGGCAGCCAGGAGGCCCCACCGCCCGCCACCCCCCAAAATCCCGAAACTGTATGAGCCAATATATGTATAGTATTCCACACCCCCAATTAGCAATTTTCTCAGACCCCCCGCATTTTTTTATCCAAAGAAACAATGACTTAGAGAAACGGTGGAAATATTACCACCTCAATCGTGGAAAAAAAGAGGGGGTGGGGGCCTTATTTTTTGGCGGAAAGAGGGATATTTTTCTACGGAAACACACCCCCCTTCTGTTTTCTATACAAAAGGGGTGGGGGTATATATATGATTGAATTTTTAATTGTTCTTCTCTTATGGGAGTTAGATGCTTCCTACGGCTGGTGGGCGGTCTTTGTTTTGTTATTCCTTTACAAAGCCTACAACTACGTAATGCTGAGGCGCGCTGTAAAAAGACTCTCTTTGGAAATGGAAGAGGCGATTGACCGTGACCGAATTTGAGTTTATTGGGCTACTGTTTGTATTTGTCATCCTATGGACGCTCGTCTTATTTTGGATCGTGGACTGTTTTTATGACTGAGAAGCAAGCGTCTATCTATCGGTTCATAGATGAGTGGTGGAAGAAGTACGGTTTTGCCCCATCCATAGACGATATCATGCGGGCGACCAATGACAAAAGTCGGAGTTCTGTGCATCATGTCATTATTCGGCTCTGCGAGATGGGGATCTGTAAACGGGTTCCCGGCAAGAAGAGCGTTCGACCATCGTATATGAGGATTAGAGACGTAGTATGAAGACTTTAGAAGATCAAAAGACGGAAGCCTTAATTAAGATGTACACCCAAAAACCGCTGACGGATGTCCAGATTAGTGACGTATTTTTCCAAATGACGACGGAACGACCTGATGGCTCCAAAATGACCGCGGATGAAATGATGGTTGCCTTTGCACGGGCAATAGAAAAAGCCCACGGAATTGAATGAAACTAGAAGATATCCTAAAGTCTCTGCCTGACGTAGAAAAGTCCAGTTTTCTGGAGACGGCGCAGGAATACCTAGACTCCCTAAAACGGGAGAAAGGGCAAAAGAACTTTTTGGAGTTTGTAAAAGTCATGTGGCCCAGCTTTATTGACGGCGCCCACCATAAGATTATGGCGAAGAAATTTGAGGAGATCGCAAATGGAACATGCAAGCGTCTTATTATTAATATGCCTCCTCGTCATACTAAGTCTGAATTTGCTAGTTACATGCTTCCTGCGTGGTTCTTGGGACGATTTCCTAATAAGAAAATCATACAGACTTCTAATACAGCTGAACTTGCTGTGGGTTTCGGTAGAAAGGTTCGTAACCTCGTGGGTTCCGAAGTCTATCAGTCTATCTTCCCTGATGTCGGTCTTCAGGCTGACTCTAAGGCAGCTGGTCGTTGGGCTACGAATCAGGGTGGAGATTATTTTGCTATCGGTGTTGGCGGTACTGTTACTGGTAAAGGTGCGGATCTGCTCATTATTGACGATCCTCACTCGGAACAAGAAGCTGCCATAGCTGCCTCAAACCCCGAAGTCTACGATAAGGTCTACGAATGGTACTCCTCAGGCCCACGCCAGCGTCTCCAGCCAGGCGGGGCGATTGTTGTCGTTATGACACGGTGGTCAAAAAGAGACCTAACGGGAAGAATCCTACAGTCCGCAATTGACCGCGACGGCGACAAATGGGAGATCATTAGTTTTCCAGCGATTTTGCCTTCAGGAAGAAGTCTATGGCCAGCATTCTGGAGGCTTGAAGAACTACAGGCGCTCAAGGAAGAACTTCCAGTTTCCAAGTGGAATGCCCAGTATCAGCAAGAACCGACATCCGAAGAGGGCGCTCTTGTCAAACGGGAATGGTGGCAAAAATGGGATCAAGACAGACCGCCTCAATGTGAGTTTGTCATCCAATCTTGGGATACGGCGTTTACAAAAAATGAGCGAAGCGACTACTCCGCTTGCACGACTTGGGGCGTTTTTTACCGCGACGAAGACCCCAGTGACGCCAACATTATTCTCTTGGATGCTTATAAAGCTCGATTAGAGTTTCCTGAACTCAAAGCCAAGGCGATGGAATATTATCAAGAATGGGAGCCTGATGCTTTTATCGTGGAAGCAAAAGCGGCTGGAAGTCCGTTGATCTTTGAGCTAAGACGGATGGGCATTCCTGTATCAGAGTTTACACCTACTAGGGGCAATGATAAGATTGCGAGATTGAATGCTGTAACCGATTTATTTGCATCTGGCAAGATTTGGGCGCCCGATAGACGATGGGCGGAAGAAGTGATTGAAGAGATGGCGGCTTTTCCTAATTCAGAGCATGACGACTTGGTGGACTCCTCTACCCAAGCCTTGCTCCGCTTTAGAAAAGGCGGGTTTATACGGGTTGACTCCGACTTTGAGGATGGCCCACAACTACGGCGCAAGGCAGCGTATTACTAAGGACGATATATGAGCATAGATAAGAGTTTGAATCCAGCCCCCAAAGGGATCCTAGAAATGGTTGGCATGGAGGAAGACGCTCCAGACTTAGAGATTGAGATTGAAGATCCTGAGTCAGTCCGCATCGGCGTAGACGGGTTAGAGATTGAACTAGAAAAATCCAAAGAAACCGATGAAGACTTTGGCGCTAACCTTGCGGAATACATGAGCGAAGGTGAATTAGCGACCTTAGCCTCTGAGTTAATTGGCGATTTTGACGGTGACGTTGCCTCCCGTAAAGATTGGATTCAGACTTATGTAGACGGTCTAGAACTCCTAGGACTCAAAATTGAAGAGCGCGCTGAACCATGGGAAGGCGCTTGTGGTGTCTACCATCCACTCCTAGCCGAAGCACTTGTGAAGTTCCAATCTGAAACCATGATGGAGACTTTCCCAGCTCAAGGCCCAGTAAAGACTCAGATTATCGGTAAAGAGACTGTAGACAAAAAAGATGCTGCCGAGCGCGTCAAAGAAGACATGAACTATCAGCTAACTGATGTCATGGTGGAATACCGCCCAGAACATGAGCGCCTACTATGGGGATTGGGTTTAGCTGGTAACGCCTTTAAGAAGGTTTACTACGACCCACACTTAGAGCGCCAAGTAGCAATGTTTGTACCCGCCGAGGATATCGTAGTACCATACGGGGCATCAAGCATTGAATCCGCGGATCGTGTAACTCATGTCATGCGGAAAACTGAAAATGAATTGCGCCGTTTACAGCTGGCAGGATTCTACCGAGACATTGAATTGGGCGACCCCAACAATGTCTTGGATGAAGTAGAAAAGAAAATCGCCGAGAAACTCGGATTCAGAGCAACCTCGGATGACCGTTATAAAGTGCTTGAAATGCACGTTAACTTAGACTTAGATGGTTACGAGCATACGGGTAAGGATGGTAAGCCAACTGGCATGGCACTTCCTTATGTTGTCACAATCGAGAAGGGTAGCAATCAGATTCTAGCTATCCGTCGTAATTGGGAGCCTGACGATGATACGTATCAAAAACGCCACCACTTTGTCCACTATGGTTATATCCCTGGTTTCGGTTTTTATTGCTTTGGTCTTATTCACCTTATTGGGTCTTTTGCTAAATCAGGAACTTCTATCCTTCGTCAACTTGTCGATGCTGGATCTTTGTCAAATCTGCCGGGTGGCTTTAAGACCCGTGGGTTGCGTGTAAAAGGCGACGATACTCCAATCGCCCCAGGCGAGTTCCGCGATGTAGACGTACCAAGTGGCACGATGAAAGACAACATCATGCCTCTGCCTTACAAAGAACCCAGCTTAGTATTGGCTGGACTCTTGGATAAGATTGTGGACGAAGGACGTCGTTTTGCATCCGCAGGAGATATTAAGGTAGCCGATATGTCGGCTCAGGCTCCTGTAGGTACGACCCTAGCCATTCTAGAGCGCACCCTCAAAGTAATGTCTGCGGTTCAAAGCCGTATCCATTACTCCATGAAGCAAGAGTTCCGTCTTCTCAAGAAGATCATTGCGGAATTTACGCCCGAAGAATACAGCTATGAACCTGAAGAAGGATCGCGTCGGGCAAAGAAATCCGACTATGACCAAGTAGACGTTATCCCTGTATCGGATCCAAATGCCGCAACGATGAGTCAAAAAGTAGTGCAGTATCAAGCTGCGCTCCAGCTGGCTCAAACCGCGCCCCAGCTTTACAACCTTCCATTATTGCACCGCCAAATGCTTGACGTTCTGGGAATCAAGAACGCACAGAAGTTGGTTCCAATGATGGAAGACCATAAACCTACAGATCCCATTTCTGAGAACATGAATGTAATTAAGGGTAAACCCTTAAAAGCGTTTATTTATCAAGATCACCAAGCACACATTACCGTGCATATGAACGCGATGCGGGATCCTAAGATTGCAATGTTAATTGGGCAAAACCCACAAGCTCAAACAATGCAAGCGGCTATGATGGCGCATATCAACGAGCATATCGCCTTTGAATACCGCAAGCAGATGGAAGAGCTGATTGGCGTACCCGTTCCATACACCTTGGAAGAAGATGAAGGAATGCCAGAAGAAGTGGAATTGCAGATTGCCCGTTTGGCTGCTGCCGCCTCTGCCAAACTCTTGGCGCGTGACCAAAACGAGATCGCTGCAATGCAAGCCCAACAAGCGGCTCAAGATCCATTAATCCAAATCCAACAACAGGAGATGGCAATCAAGGCTAAGGAAGTAGAGCTAAAAGAGAAGAAGCTCATGGCTGACGCCGCTGGCAAAGCTGACCAACTCAAGATTGAAGAAAAGCGGATTGATTCTCAAGAGAAGATTGCTGGCATGAACGCAGCTCTAAAAGCTAAAAAGGATCAACAAGAGTTACAAGCAAAGCAAGTAGCAGAAGGATTAAAGGTTGGCTTAGAGGTTTCACGGGTTAACCAAAGTAAGCAGTAAGTAAATAAGCAGAGGAGAAACGATGGACGATAGAGCATTAGATTTGCTTATTCAGCAAATTGACGAAAAGATTCGGATCCTACAAGAAGATCTGGGATCTGGATCGGCGAAAGATTTTGCTGAGTATCAAAGAACGTGCGGGGTGATTAATGGTCTGCTCACCGCGCGCAGAAATACGGCAGACCTAAAACAAACGATGGAGCAATCCGATGAGTGAGATCCTAATAGGTACAAACCCTAAAGATCCAAAAGTAGTAGGCAGTATTGATTTTGCAGCAGCAGTAGAAGAAAAAGCGCGACAACTTCCTAAACCATCTGGCTATCGCATTCTTTGCGCGATTCCCAATGTGGACGAGGAGTTTGAAAGCGGTCTATTAAAAGCCGATATCACCATGGATTACGAAGAAAAGCTCGCTACGGTGCTTTTTGTAGTGGATCTAGGCCCCGATTGCTATAAGGATACATCCCGTTTCCCTAATGGCGCTTGGTGCAAAAAGGGTGATTTTGTCATTGTTAGACCCAATTCAGGCACACGGTTGTTAATTCACGGCAAAGAATTCAGAGTCATCAATGACGATTCAGTTGAGTGCGTGGTGGACGATCCGAGAGGCATCAAACGCGCATGACGCCTGAGCAAAAAGCAAAACGCAACGCCTATTTAGCCATTTGGCGTGCAAATAACCGAGATAAAACTCGTGCAGCGCAACAACGCTACTACGAGAAAAATCGGGAATCCTGCATCGCCAGCGCTGTAGCCTGTCAAAAGGCAAACAGAGACTATTACACCCAAAAAGCCTACGAGTGGATAGAAAAGAATAAGGAGCGCCATCTGTCTAACAGAAAAGCTCACTACTCTTTGAACTCCGCCAAGGAAATTGCGCGTGTAAGACGTCGGCAAGGCAAGATACGGCATGGCGAAATGTTTATGTCTCAAGCTGAATTAGCTGAAGTGCAAGGTATGTACGACTTTTGCAAGATCTTTAGGTCTTTTGAAGTTGACCATATCGTGCCTTTGAACGGAAAAACCGTCAGTGGCTTACATGTTTTAACCAATCTGCGGGTTTTTCCAAAAAGTCTGAATCGAAGCAAGGGTAACAAGTTACCCGTTAACGTATAAGGAGAGGTAAATGGCTGAAAACGCCCAAGAACTGGTGGACTTTGAGTTCCCAGACACCGAAAAAGAGGAGGCTAAACCCGCACAACCTGCGGTGGAAGCAAAATCTGATTTAGAAATTGAGGTAGAAGACGATACCCCACCCTCAGACCGAGGCAGAAACCCACTTCCCAAGGACGTAAAGGAGAAGTTGGAGACTGATAACCTGGACGAGTTGGAGAATATTGAGGAAGAAACCAAAAATAAGCTAAAGGCTTTGAAAAAAGCATGGCATGACGAGCGTCGTGAGAAGGAAGCGACACTCCGAGAGCAACAAGAAGCTGTCCGTTTGGCTCAAAAACTGATTGAAGAGAACAAAAAGCTCAAAAGTCAGCTCTCCTCTGGGGAAGAAATCTACGTTGATGCAGTAAAACAAGCAGCAACCCGTGAACTTGAGATTGCAAAAGCGGAATATAAGGCCGCCTATGAGTCTGGGGACTCGGATCGTGTAGCAGAAGCCCAAGATAAACTGACTTTAGCCCGCATAAAAGCGGAAAAAGCAGAAAATTATCAACCGGTCTACAAAAATGCTAGACAAGAAGAAGAAACTGATGTACAAATACAATCACAACAGGTCGCAAAGCCTGATGCTAAAGCAGTCGCGTGGCAAGAACGGAACACGTGGTTCGGTCAAGACGAAGAAATGACCTCTTTAGCGTTGGGTCTACATGAAAAGCTGGTACGCAGCGGAATTCAAGTAGGATCTGACGATTACTACAGGCGCATTGACGACAGAATGCGCAAGCTATTCCCCGAAAACTTTGAGGATAGCTCTGAAGCTGACGTAGAAGTTGAGGCCGAGCCACAAAAAGCAAAGCCGAAAGCTAGTCCACAGGTTGTGGCTCCAGCGTCACGCAGTACATCACCAAAAAAGATCAGACTGACGAAGACGCAAGTCCAACTAGCCAACAAGCTAGGCTTGACGCCAGAGCAGTATGCCCGTGAACTAACAAAATTGGAGGCCCGAAATGGCTGAGAAAAACGTAAGAACAACTCGTGATATTGAAACTCGTGCAACTTATGAGCGCCCTAAGCAGTGGCAGCAGCCAGAGTTGCTCCCAGAGCCTGACAAAGAGGCTGGGTTTGCATATCGATGGATTCGTGTAGCGACTTTAAATTCGCCGGATCCCCGTAACCTTTCTGCCAAACTCAGAGAGGGATGGGAGCCAGTACGGATTGAAGAGCAACCAAAATTCCAACTGCTAGTTGATCCCAATAGTCGTTATAAAGACAACATTGAGATTGGCGGATTGTTGTTATGTAAGACTCCCGTTGAGTTTGTGCAGCAGCGTAATAAACATTACTCTGACCAAGCAACTTCTCAAATGGAGGCTGTAGACAACGTTCTTATGCGCCAAAGCGATCCTCGTATGCCTCTCTTTAATGAGAGAAAGACGACAAGCTCCTTTGGAAAAGGTGGTTAAATTTTTATTTAGGAGATTTAAATGGCTTATCCAACCGTTTCAGCTCCCTATGGCTTACAGGCATTAAACCGTGTAGACGGTCTACCATATGCTGGTGCAGTTCGTCAGATTCCAATTGCATCGACATATAACACGGCTATCTACAACGGCGATATTGTTCGTATTGCCGCAGGAGGCACAATTCAAAAGTCGACTGTAACTACGAATGCGACTGGTGC